CATCAATCCCTTTCATCACATTCCCTGACAGGGGTCTAAGTGACATTAATATTACGATTTGCAAATCGTTAGCCTTATTCTGCCCCTCGAAGTATCGAAGTCAGAATAAGTAAATTCGATGCAGAACATAAGTGCTTCATGGCACTATTATGTTCTTTACTCATGGCTACGTACTGTGATTGTATAACACGATATCATCATGGCATCGAGCCATGATTCAATCGTAAAACTTTGCAAAAGAAAGTACAAAGTTTTCTGTTCGTAAGAATTTTGTCTGACTTACGTCAGGTCAAAACCGTGTCCCACTTTCTAAGAACAGGTCTACTACTACTACTAGGTTCTGCACTGCTCTTTCTTCGAATAGAGATACCATGCTCTACAACCCCTTCTCAAATGGTCTTGTTATGTTGTGTTGGATATCCCTCTCCCCATTTGCTCATTCTTCCTAGTAAGCCAAGATGAACTTTTTCTAAGTAGAAAAACTGGGCTTACACGGAATTTATCAAGGGGGTTTCCCAAGCATGAAATGGTTACTGCATCAGAGCAGTACATAACCCAGTAGGTAGGTGCTGTTTAATTTAACTTTTATACAGAAAGGAACATTACAATGTATAAACAATTAGACTTATTCAAGAAAAGCCAACCAACTGATCTATCTATATTGGAGGATATGGTATCTATACAATACTACGAGGACATAGCATCTCATGGAGTTAGTGACATGCGTATGCCATTCAGAGAAGATACACAACCATCTAAACAAATAGATTGGGACATACAGCAAGCACATGAAGCTGGTGACACACAACGTGTGCAAGAATTGCTCACAATCAAACGTGACATGAACTAAGTAAAGCCAAATCAATGGGGGTATAATTTATATATCCCCTTAATACCATGAAAGGAACATTACAATGGTACAATATAATACAATATCTAAAGACAATGCAGATCAACGTCGTAAGACATCTGCTAATCCTAACTTAACTAACCCATCTGTTGCACTTGACGAATGGAAACAACAACATCAGACACCTGACCAGATTCAGGCACGTAAAGAGCTTGATGCTATGACTACAGAGCAACTTGACGCTATTGCTTCAGAACTTAAACCTAAGTCAAATTATACAGATGATTGGGAGTTACGTTTTATAACCAAGGCATTAGAACTTGCTGAAATGTTTGAAGATGGCAATGAGGTTATCATCAAAGCCAAACTTGGAGATCAGATACCACGTATGTTTGAGAAAATGCGTGATTCAGTTCATGACAAAGCAGAAACAATGCTTCGTGACAGACAGATCAAAGTACGTCAACACGTTGGCATTGAGATTACTGGTAACAAACTTGACGATCTTGATGAGAAGATAGCACAGATGCGTCAGCAATATGCTTCTCTTAATCACGCTTTTCATCTTCTACTTACTCACTTTAGACCTAGAGTTCAGGGTTCTACGGGTATGAATTTTGGTAAATACACTAAACTTGGTGAGTTTGCAAAAGTCAAACGTATGCAAAATCGTAACAAAAAACTTACGATGGACACTTACATGAACAGTCGTGCTTCATTTGACAAATACTTTTCAGAATATCAGGCAGATACACCTCATCTTGCACAGTCAGAAGACTTTGTGGAAGATTTAATGCTTGATATAAGTAACCAAGACGGCATCATAGAAATGCCTGAGCATTTAGAATAACAACATAACAGATTGCAAGGTCAATAACGTAATTGGTTAAACCTCCCTTGCAATCACTTTCATAAGGAACATAACATGAAACACTTTTTATATACTTTACTTATATTGGCTTTCTTTCCATTTGCCTTCTGTGGTCTATTGTTTGTAACACTATTGTCAGGTGTTGGTGGTGTAATGCACATAATAAGATATGATCTTATTCCACTATATCGCAAACTATATTCACGTCAGCAAAAGGATTCTACGAGGGATCGACCCTCTCAAATCCTCTTAAACGTTCCCTTTAAGAAATCCCAATAACCTATATAAAGATCTATTCTAATCCTGGGACATTTATTCCTATCCCCAGACCTCTTTATTACGCCTCAGAAAGGTTTAATCATGTCAAAAGGTATAAAAGGTAGAGGCAAGATTCATAGTGCCTCAAGGGGATGGGAAAAATCCCTAAAGAAAGTGGCTAAGGCAAAGGTTCGTCAAAAAGCCAAAGTGATAATTAGAAAACAAGGAGGATAAAATGTCTTTAAAAATTACATCACAACAAGTTAACAAACTTCCAAATATGGACACATTACTTGAACTAGATTTATTACATTACAACTTTGATTTGGCTTACGAAGCTGACAACCAAGAAGAAATGGTAAGCCTCAGCAAGCAAATCAAAGCCTTTGAAAACAGATGGAGTTTATTATGTTCTTCTACCTCATTGCAGGCATAGCATCAGCTATAGCAATTTTATTTATGTTAGCTAAACTCAATATCAAAAAGGTTTTATGCTTTGATATACTTGTAGATATTGGTGCCTCAGTCGCACTAATCATTATGTTTGCTGGTACATTTGCTGGCATGATGGCTGCAATACTAGGTGGTGCAATCATCTCCATAGTATTATTTATTCTCAAGAAAACAATAGGCTACGAAAAGCCAAAGAGAGAAGGATTTAAGGTTAGATGGGTAAATGTTCCACCCAGATAATCTTAATTGATGTGCAATCTGGTCGACAAGATGGTATGTGCAACAGAGAGGTGATGCCCCTAATCCTCTCAAACTTATAAGAATTGATTCTGTGGTAATCTCAGTTAAGCATTTCTCATTGCGAAGAATGTAAGTCAGATACAGTAGACCATGCCTCAGATTCAGTAATGTGAATAGCCTTTGGTTTTAAAAAAGCCAAGGGTTATTTGCGTTGGGAAAAGCTAAATCCCATTTCATTAATCATCTATAACGTAAAGGAGAAACAGATGAACTTAGCACAAATCATGGTATCAGTTAACATAGGACAACAACCTGAGATTAAGACAGTCGGTGACACTAAAGTTGCTAACTTTTCCGTTGCAGTCAACGAGTCTTACACAACTAAATCAGGTGAGAAAAAAGAAACAACTCACTGGTACAGATGTGAAGCTTGGGATGGCAAAAACGGCAAGGGTTTAGTTACCAATGTTATTGAGCCATACGCAAAGCAAGGCACAACTGTATTCGTACAGGGCATGCCTATTAATGAAACGTATGAAAAGGATGGTGTAAAAATGTCTGCATTCAAGATTAAGCTTGCAGGTGTTTCTTCAACATTCAGGCTTCTCAACTCTAAGGCAGAGACTGGTGGCGATGTAAAAGCATCTCCAAAAGTAAATGTCAAAGATGACGATGAGATTCCGTTCTAATCTAATTGCCGTTAGACGGAAAGGGAGTAGGTAGTCTCGGCATAAGATTATCTACTTCCATTAACTAGGGAGGGAGGACACCATCTGCGTTAGAAATCCCTCCCACTTTTTTATAGGTATAATATGACAAACAGCAAAATATCGCCTCAACATTATTCAAAATACAAAATAGAACCCATAGACTTTATACAAGCTAATAAACTGGACTTTGCCCAGGGTAATGTAATTAAGTATGTACTACGTTACAAAGACAAGAATGGTATAGAGGACTTGCAAAAAGCCAAACAAAACATAGATTTTTTAATTAAATATTTGGAGAAAGCCAATGCAAAAGAACCTTATTAAAAAATATGAAGAAGCAACCAAACTCAATGATAGAGGTACAACAATGAGAATTATATCAGAAGAAGAAATGATTGCCGTAGTCAAAGCTCATGAGGCAAAAGCCAAGCAAGACTTAGAAGATGGCATAGCCAATCTACACGAAGAAGAAGCATTAAAACGCCACAAGGAGGAAAACAATGCAACTAATGACTAAAGAGATAAAAGCAAAACTATTACGTAACGGAGATGTTACTAACAGAGGCAATGACCACAAACCAGTAGTTAAATTCTTTGGTGGTGGTGCTTGCACATGGCTTATCACAGAGATGGATTCAGCCGATGACGACACAATGTATGGCTTGTGTGACTTAGGTATGGGTTATCCAGAACTAGGTTATGTAAGCTTATCAGAACTGCAGTCACTAAAATTCCCACCATTTAATTTAGGTGTTGAAAGAGATCTGCATTTTAAAGCTGATAAGACCATAGGTGAGTATTATAATTTATCATTAGAACAACATAGGATAATCGCATAATGTGGGATAAAATCAAAACAATCAAGCCTCTAACAAAAAAAGCCAACTGGTTAGGTTGGTTTGTTACTGTACATTTAATATCATCAGCAATCGTACTAATATTGCTAATGGGTGTCGGTATCAATCCAACTCTAGTTGTCTCAGTTGTTGCAGCTCCTTTGTGGCTTGCAGTGGCTTTCACTTCAAAATACATAACCGATAAAATAATGGAGAAATAAATGCGTATAAAATTTGGTTCAGATAATTATATAATTACTGGTGATAATAAAAAACTTATTGAGTTTGCAAGTGTAATTCTTAATAATGATATGAAGATTCATAAAGTTGTGAGTCGTAATATTTATTTATCAGATACTATAGCATTAAATATGGATGCTAAAGATATAAAGCAAGTTAAAGATTATTGCGAAGCTAATAAAATAGATGACTTTCAAAGTTATGAAATAACTGAAAAAGCAACTATATCTTTGTCTAATGATCCTTTAAATGAAATAACTCCTGCTCAAAAAGGTTTGCAGGATTTAATTACTAAATTATCCAAGCCTAAAATAAAGGCTTAACTAATGGTGGAGAGGGTGGAACATTACTAACTCCCTCTCCATTTTAACTAAAACAATAGGAGAGTACATTGTTAATACAACTAAATCAATTAAAACATAATCCAACCAATGTCAGGGTTGTAAAAGCTGACAACTTAGACAAGCTTATCGCCTCAATCAAATCAAGAGATTTGTTGCATAATCTTGTTGTGCAAAAAAACGGCACTGGCTTTAATGTCATTGACGGCAACCGACGTTTAGAAGCTTTGTATGCTATACATGGCAAATCATCTAATGTTGAAATAGAATGTAAAGTTATTGACAACAATGCAACAGAAGTTGGTGCTATGGCAAACATGCTACGTGAAGGCATGCATCCACTTGATGAAGCAGAAGCTATCAACAATGTAATGACTGATGGCGAAGCTGACTATGATACTCTTGCAGCTAACTGGGGCCAGACTCGTAAGTGGGTCATGCAACGTGTAGCACTTGCAGAATTATCTGACATAGTCAAAGAATCTTTCAGAAACAGAGATTTCAATCTTGGCATTGCACAGTTATTTACTAATGTAGACAAACAAACTCAAGACAAAATACATGCAAATTGTAATGGTCGCTTTGATTTTGATGACATTAGATGGCAAGTTGGTAACATTAAACTTCCCAGGAACAAAGTCATAATTCCAGAAAAACATAAGTATTTCAAGGAGATAGAGTTCACTGGTGATCTATTTAGTGAAGCACAATATGTAGCTGACATGGATAAATTTCTAAAATTACAACAACAATTTGTAGATGAAAAAGCCAAATACTATAATGGCAAATTCAAAGATTGTGTTGTGATCGATACTTATCCTTCTGATGTAAAAGGTTTACTTAAGAATCTTGTGCAAGTTTATAAAACAGAAGCTGACAGTATGGATGCTAAAGATTTGCATGTTGTTATTACATACAGACCAATGCTTGGCGATTTTTGGGTACAAAAGTACAAAAGCAAAATAGAAATGTCAAAGAAAGAACTGGATGCTATTGAGTCAGGAGAGATACCTGAGCTTACACTAGCAGATATGTCTAATCCACAACGTGAGATGACTCATGAAATGTATTATGACTATTTACGTTCTGAAATGTTTGACCAAAGTGTTAACCTCAAAGATAAATTAGAATCATCTCAGCAACATTTTACATTAGCTATGTTGTGCAATCAATTTGTACCTAGATACTCTTGCACACACACATTACCAATAGAACATTACACCAGCATTAGTTTTACTATACAAGGAGAAGATAATGGTTACTATAATGATCTTTTTGAAGAAATGTCTAAGTATTGTAAAGCTAATAAGTGCAATTCTTTACGATTTTTCTTACGTCAAACAACAGATCGTCTCTACTCTTTACTTTATAAAGGGGTTGTGGCTTCGATGGATCAGAGTGAGACCTTCATGTCGCACAAAGACCTCTACAATATATCTATTGCCAAAGACTGGTTTAAACCATCGGAAGAATGGCTCAATAAATATAAAATAACTCAACTTCGTTTACTAGCTAGTAAAGTAAAGTGTGAGCTTTTACCTACTGACAACAAGAAACTTGTCATAGACAAGCTTGTAAGAGCCTTTAAAGATGGTGCTGTCTTTGATCCTATTAAGTTTCTTGATACTGTCAAATAGACTTGTAGATTCCCCAGTAAGCTATCAAACTGGCTTCAGCAATTCCATCTTGGTTTTTCTGTCGCCACAGATGGCTTGCATTGGGCATCAGTTCAGAAGCTCTCATTCTTGACTGGTCTTTATCAGCAGTACAACCTAAATCTTTCTTCCAGATCCTTGGTTGTACTTCTGTATATTTAAACCCACCAGACACTAAAAGTCCTAGATAAACACCATACCCCATACCAGTAGCAAATGTACTTACTAGTCCTTGTCTTGGCATTGGTTGTTGTTTTTCTATAAAGACATGGTCTGGATCATGGTCTTCTAATAAAGCCATCAGAGTCCACATATCTAAGAATCTTTTAGTTTTGGTCTTTGTTTTTAGTGTAAAAATAGGAGCTTTCTCAGCATGTATTGACTGATTTTCATTGTCAAAGAAAGCTAATCCACCACTTAAACCAGGGTCAATGCCACATATTATCATTTATCGCCTCCACATTTATTTTACATTTGAGGGCTTCTGCCCAACAATACAAATTAAATGCAGTTGGCTTTCTGTTCCCAGTTTCCCATTTAGCAACTAGTCCAGTAGCACAACCGATAATATGGTCTAATTCATTCTGCGATATGTTTAACTCATAACGTCTTGTTGTAAATTGTGATATGAGATCATCAATCCATTGCTGTTCTTTATTCATAATACACCTCTTAAAAAGACTGTACTTCAGAACAAATAATAAAGCAATACTACTTGACTTATATGGTTAGGCATTTATTCTTATTAATTCACAGAGGTGCAAATGGATAATTTCTATACAATACCAGTACAATGCAGAACTATGGATCTTGCTGGATATTATATAGGTAAAAAAATTACCATTAATCCTTCCATAAAACCATTAGATGGGGATTGCGTTTTAATTAATCATAAAAGTAAAATACATTTAATGGAATATAACACTCCATATTTATTACCAAGATCTACAGATAAAAGCCAATCAGTTATTGATATTGGATTAGTAGATATAATAGGAGTTGTAATCCACAATAACTAACATGAGGTGCAAAATGTTACAAAGAAAAGATCTAAAATGGTTAGCAGAAGTTATTGCTCCATTAATACACCAAACAGACATGCAAGAATTTGCAGATGCAGTAAAAGCCAAATCTAGAAACAGTAGGTTTGATATGCACAAATTCTTGGAGGTATCTAAACTATCTTGGGAAGGACGTAATAGTCCTTACGCACAAGAAGATTGGTTAGCAAATGACCTAGACAGACAATATCAGGAGGGTAAAAATCATGTCATTATCAAAAAAACAGCTTAGTGAACGTAAAAACTTTATTGGTTCATCGGAAGCTAAAATAATAGCAGACGGCTCATTTTCTGACTGGGCTAAACTTATATCAGAAAAGAAAGGTGAGCAAGAACGTCTTGTTACTAAACAACTACAGTTTCTATTTGACACTGGTAACTATATGGAGCCGTCCCTT